CGCGCCTACGACCAAGAAATTGCCGCGCTAGAAAAATTTAAGGCCGCGTCGTCGCCCAAAGACCAAATTGAAGCGCAAACCAAAATTGCGGAAGCAATCGCCAAAAAAGAAAAAGCAACCCGCGAGGGCGCGCAATCGGCGCTCGAACAAATTTACAAAGAGAAAACGGCGTACGAACAACTGCGTGCGTCGATTGAGCAAATTGAAGTGCAGTTGTTGCAGCTATCGGGCAAAACAGCCGAGGCGGCCGCGTTGTCGTTTGACGCATCCAATAAAAAATTGTTGGAGCGGTTGCGCGCAGAAGGTGACCAAGACGGCATTGGCAAATTAGAAACGCTGCGCAAATCAACCGTGAGTAACGCAGGCGCGCAAGAGTTAAGCGACCAAGCGCGTATTTTGCAAGAGCGGGCAGCCAACGTAGAGTCACGGATAGGCATAGCAGGCGAACGTGGCCGCTTAAGTGAGTTAGAGCAGCTTGCGGCCGTGAGCATGGCTCGTAAAAAATCAGTGGCCGATTTAACGGCGATTGCCGACAAAATGGAGGCCATCGCCGCCGCATCGGGCGAAGAACGTTTAATCTTAAACGCAGAAACTTTCCGGGTTTCGGTTGAAAAAATGGCGGCGCAAGCCGATGTGCTGAAGCAAAAATTTGACGACTTGTTTGTCGATAATTTGGCGCAAGCATTTGAAGGTGTGATCACTGGCACCAAGTCGGTTAAAGATGCATTTAAAGACATGGTGGGCGGCATTACAAAAGAACTGGCGCGGCTCACCAGCAAAGATTTGGCCGGGCAGCTCTACGGCGCGCTGGGCGGGCTGACAGATGGGCAAGGTAAGGGCGGTGCGAGCGGTGGCGCTGGCGGGCTTCTAGGGGGCTTGTTTGGCCTTTTCAGCGGCGGCGGGAATGGTGGTGGCCGCGCGGCCATCACGTCAGAATCGCCCTCGTTTTTAGAAGAGGCGGGCGGCGGACTGTTTGCATCTATTTTTAAGGGTTTGTTTGGCGGCGGGTTTGCGGATGGCGGGCGGCCTCCAACAAATCGTATATCGCTGGTGGGTGAGCGTGGCCCCGAGTTGTTTGTGCCCGATTCTGCCGGTACGGTGATTCCAAATCACGCGCTGGGTGGCGGTATGGTGACGGTTAACGTCTTTAACCAAAGTGGCGCGCCGATTGAAACTAGCGAGCGAAACGATGCCAATGGCGCGCGCGTGATTGATATACGCGTGCGTCAAATTGTGCGCGAGGAATTGGTGCAGCAGCAGCGCGGTGGCGGCCGGTCATTTGGAGCGCCTGCCTAATGCCAACCTTTACTTGGGTGCCAGCCTACGAGCCGCAGCGCACGGTTAAAGCAGGTGTGATCACCACGCAGTTTGGTGACGGCTATTCGCAGCGCGTATCTCAGGGGCTGAACAGTGTAGCGGAGTCATGGCAGCTCACTTTTACGCGCTTAAAAACAGAGGTTGCGCAAATCGAGGCGTTTTTGCGCGCGCGTTCTGGGGTTGAGAGTTTTGAATGGCTTACTCCTGATGGAGTTACTCGAAAATTTATCGCCCCTGAATGGCGCACCAGCGTCATGTCGCTCTCGGTTAATCAATTGCAAGTCAGCTTTGAGCAGGTGTTTGAATGAGCTTGCGCGCCGATCTGCTCGATTACGTGGTTAAGGGCATGGCCGTGATGTACGAGCTCGATTTGACCGTGTACGGTGGCACTGTCATGCGGTTTTATGCAGGCTTAAATTACGTGGGTGCCAATTTATTGTGGCAAGGCCAAACTTACAACGCCTGGCCGGTTGAGGGCGCGGGCTTTGGCTGGGAGCAAGGCCAGCCAACCCGCCCCACGCTCACGGTGGCCAATGGTGACGGCATCATTAGCGCGTTATGCACGCAATACCGTGACTTCACGCGTGCAAAATTAACGCGCCGCCAAACGCTGGCCAAATATTTAGATGCAGGTAACTTTGTAGGCGGGGTCAATCCCGATGCGGATCCCCAGCAAGAATTTACACCGCAAATTTATTTCATCAAGCGCAAAGCAGTCGAGGTGCCGGGTAAATTCGTTAAATTTGAGCTGGGCTCGGCGCTTGATATTGAGGGCATTAAGTTACCGCGCGATTTGGTCTTGTCTGATTTATGCACCAGCCGCTATCGCATTTGGAATGGGGTGGCGTTTAGCTACGCAAATACGACCTGCCCGTATGCTGGCACGGCGTATTTTGATTTGCAAGGCAACCCCACCACGGCGGCCAATGACCAGTGCAGCCATCGGCTTGATACAGGGTGCGGGCGGCGCTACGGCGCGGCCCCCAAGCCCTTTGGTGGCTTTCCGGGCGTGGGAAGGTTGCGTAACACATGAGCCCAATGTTTACGCTTACTGAGGCCGTCTTGCAGGCGGCATTTGACCACGCAGCGCAGTGCGCGCCGCGCGAATCGTGCGGGCTGGTGGTGTGCGTGGATGGTGCGCAAATTTACTACGCGTGCGCAAACCGCGCGATTGCTGAAAACGAGTTTGTAATTGATGCGTTTGATGCGGCTGCGGCTGAAGAGGTGGGGCACGTTTTAGCGGTGGTGCATTCACACCCCGGCGAATTGCGCATAGTACCTACCTCGCACGATTGGGTCGGTTGCGAAACAAGCGGGTTGCCATGGGTGATTGTGGGTGATAACGGCGCGGTGGCAACCTTGCGCCCGCTTGCGGCTGATCGCCCGTTAATTGGCCGTGAGTTTAGGTATGGCGTAACCGATTGCTACGCGCTGGTGCGCGATTGGTATGCCGCCCAGCTTGCAATCGTGCTGCCCGATTTTGTGCGGCCGCCCGAAGGGTGGTGGCGCAATGCCGATGGCCCGGATGCGTTTGTGCGGCAATTTGCCCAGGCGGGCTTTTTTGATTTTGGTAAATCGCTTAATTTGCAAGCCGGGGACGTGCTGTTGATGCAAATCCGCGCGGCGCAAGTTAATCACGTAGCGGTTTATGTGGGCGATGGCTTGATGCTGCACCACCTTTACAACCGGCTGAGCGGGCAAGAGCCCTATTCGCCCGCCTGGCAGCACCTCACCCGCACCGTGGCGCGGTTTGCGGGCGCGGCTAAAGGAGCGGCAGCATGATGCTAACCGTGCACCTTTACGGCTGGTTAGGCGTGCGCTTTGGGCGCGAGTGGCGCTTATGCGCAAACAGTGTGCGCGAGGCGATGCGGTTGATTGAGTGTCAAACACCGGGTTTTGGTGCGGCGGTGATGGCGCATGCGCCGGGCTTTAAAGCGGTGATTGGCAAAAAAGTGGTGCGCGAAGAGGGGGCGCTTGAGAATTTGCCTTTAGCCGACATCGTAAAAATCGTGCCGCTCATTGCAGGCGCGGCCAAAGGCGGCGGCAAAGGTGGGTTGGGGTTGATTATTTTGGGGGCAGCACTGTTTTTTGCTGCGCCGTACTTAGGACCGGCGCTTGGTGGTTTGGGGCTAAGTGTGGGCACGTTTACCAACATGGCGTTTGGCTTAATCTTAAACGGCGTGATGTCGCTAATTAGTCAACCCGATGCGCCCAACAAACCGGCGGCGCGCGAGGAGGCGGATCGCAAGCCTTCTTATGTGTTTGATGGGGCGGTCAATACGGTTGAGGCGGGGCATTGTGTGCCGGTGCTTTATGGCGGGCCATTACGCATTGGCTCGCAGCTTATTAGTGTTGGTGTAAGCGTCGAGCAGGTACAGATTGCAGTGCCCAGCCCTGCAATACCCGATGCGCCGCCACCAGCGCCTGACCCGCAAGAGCAAGCGCCAATTTATTACGAGAGCACTGGTATATGATGCCTTTTGAAAAATACAAAGGGCGCATGGGTGGAGATGAGCCTGAACAGCCGCACACGCCGGTTGAGGCAAACGACACCTTGCAATCGCGCGCATACGCGCGCATGCTGCACTTGGTGAGCGAAGGCCCGATCCGTGGATTTGCAAACGGGCATCGTTCCATTTTTTTTAATGACACGCCGCTGTATGGCTCGGACGGCGCTTTAAATTTTCAGGGCGTTGGGGTGGTGGCCAATTTAGGCTACCCGCATGGCCTGCAATCCTATTTTCCGGGCTTCCCGGGAGTTGAAACAGAAATAGGTGTAGAGGTTGAGGTGACCTTGGTCGCACCGGTTGTACGCACGGTCACGCAACTAGACAGTGACGCGGTGCGTGTACGTGTGGCGATTCCCGGCCTACAAACCACGGACCGGGAAAGAGGTGACATTAACGGCTATAGCCTGCCGCTTGCGATTGATTACAAGCCGTTTGGCGGTGGGTGGATCAATGTTATCACTGAAACCATTTCGGGCAAAGCCAGCGCGCGCTATGAAAAAGAGTATCGCTTGCAATTGAGCGGTGCGGGGCCGTGGGATGTGCGTGTGCGCAGATTGGACGCAGAAAGCGAAAGCCAATTTACCAGCAACCGTCTTGTTTTTTCGGCTTACACGGCGCTTGTTGATGAAAAACTCACCTATCCAAACCGCGCTGTAATCGGTGTAACGTTCGACGCGTCGCAATTTCGACAAACGCCCACGCAGTCGTTTGAGTTGTACGGCATGCTGGTACAAGTGCCCAGTAATTATGACCCGTTAACACGGGCGTATAGCGGCATTTGGAGCGGTACGTTTATTACGGCGTGGACAAATAATCCGGCCTGGTGCTTTTACGACATGGTCACCAATAATCGATACGGCTTGGGCGATTTGGTTACACCGGACGCAGTCGACAAGGCTGCGCTTTACGCGCTTGGCCAATATTGCGATGGGCTGGTGCCAGATGGTCGTGGCGGGTTTGAGCCGCGTTACACGCTAAATTGTTACCTGCAAACGCAAGGCGATGCATGGCAAGTGCTGGCGAATATTGCAAGCGCTTGCAACGCGATGATTTATGGTGGTGATAGTGGGGGCATTACTTTGGTGGCTGATCGTCCCCAAGAGCCCGAAATGCAATACACCGAAGCAAACGTGGTCAATCAAGATGGCGCGTTTTTTGAGTATTCGGGCAGTGCGCGCGATGCGCGCCATAACACCGCTATTGTGGGGTGGAATGATCCGGACGATGGCCACCGGCAGGCACTAGAGTCGTACCGCGACGATTTGTCGGTGGTCAACGAGGGCTATCGCGAAATGCAATTTGCGCCGCTCGGCATCACCTCGCAAGGGCAGGCTAAGCGAGCGGCGAAGTGGGCGATTGTTACCGAGCAAAAACAAACCGATACCGTCACGTTTAAAGTAGGCTTGGATTCGGCCTATTTGCGCCCCGGCGCGGTGTTCCGCATCCAAGACCCTAAACGCACGGCGGTGCGCTTAGGGGGGCGTTTACAGGGCTTACAAACGCTTTCGGCCGTCACCTTAGATAAGCCCATTTTGATTGAGGTGGGCAAGACCTATCAAGCAGCGATTATGCAGGCCGATGGGAGTTTGTCGGCGATGGTTAATGTCACAAACGGCGCGGGCAATGTGGCCACGCTCACCCTTGCAACGCCGCTTGCGCAAATGCCATTGGCCGGACGCATTTGGTTGGTGCAGGTAAGTGATTTACAGCCTACCCAGTGGCGTTGTGTCTCTATGATGATGGAGAGTGACGCTACCTTTAACGTGGTGGGTGTGCAGCATAACCCACAAAAATACGCCGAAATTGAGTCGGGTATTGTGTTGCCCGCCGCGCCCACTAACCGCCCGGCCTTTCCTGCGTCGCCTAGAGGCTTTGTGTTGGAGGAGTCGCTGGTCTTGGGCACCGGTGGGCCATTGGCGCAAGTGGTCGTTTCATGGCAAAGCGTGGCACGGGCGTGGCGCTATTTTTGGCGTTATCGGCGCGATGCTTCGGCTTGGTCGGCTTGGGCTGAAACGGCAGCAACGTCTTTTGAGTTGCAGGGCGTATTGGCTGGACTGTATGACGTGCAGGTTTATGCGCAAAACGTGCTCGGTGCGTCGCCCATCGCAAACTTTTCGCAGCAAGTGTTAGGGTTGGGGGCGCGGCCTAGTGATGTGCAGGGGTTTTTGGTTGATGCGTCAACATTAAGCTGGCAGATGGTGGGTGACTTAGATGTGCGCTACGGTGGCGGCTATGAGCTGCGCAGCTTTGCGGGCACGTTTGGGAGCTGGGACTCTGCGGTGCCGATGTTTACTGGCTTGCTCACCAGCTCGCCCGTTACGATGCCAGTTACAACGCCGGGCGTTATGACCGTGATGATAAAGGCGGTTGATTCTAGCGGTAATTATTCTGTCGATCCTGCGCTGGTAGTGTTGGGGTTGGGCGATATTGCAATTACAAACATCGTTGAGTCAACGGATTACAAGGCGCTTGGTTTTCCGGGTGTTTTGACCGATTGCGCGGTGACGGCCCTCGATCTTTTAGCTGATGATGCAAGCGAGCTATTTTGGGCAGACGATGCCTTGCCTTTTTGGCGTGGTGATACCGACCTTTTTTGGACGGGCACTTATAAGGCGATGGAGTACCAATTTAGCTACGCCGTCAATACGCGTGACGCGGGGGCGCGCCTAGCCTTAAATTCCGCCATCAAGGGTGATGGGGTTATGTTGGTTTACCGCAAAGATACCCAAGGTATTTTTTGGGGGGCGGACGGTAATAATTTTTGGGCGAGCGACACAAATTTGTTCTGGCCAGGGCCTAGCGCATGGCAAGTGTGGCCGGGCACTATTTCGGTTGAGCCTGGCCAATACGACTTTAAGTTGTCAATCAGCAATGGCCCCAATCGAGGCGAGGTGAGCGCGTTAACGCTCATCTTGGACGTAGATGATGAGTCTGAGTCATTGGGTGATGTATCCATTGACGCGGGCGGCGCGCGCTTGGTGCTTACAAAAAATTATCGAAGTATCAAAGCAGTGCAGCTAACGTTGCAAGCGGGTGCCGGCACGGCGCGAACGGTTGAGGTCTTAGATAAATTGGTGGCGGGTGCATCAGGCCCGCTAGTGCAGTGTTTTGACACAAATCACATCGGTGTATCTGCTGTGATTGATGCCTTTGTACAAGGCGTGAAAGGGTAGAAATGGCAGGATTGCCTAATGTAATTGGCCTCGGGGGGCTGACTGATCCCGGCACCCAAAACGCGCAACAAAAAACAAACTTTGCGGCATTGCGCGAGCATGCTGCTGGTCTGTTAGGTGCTGACGGCACCCAGCTCACGGCGATCAACACGCTAATGGGCACGATTGATCGAGCGCTGAATGCAAAACCAGTGTTTACATTTTCGGCAAACGCAATGACCGTGGCGTTAAAAACGCTTGCGGGCGTTGACCCGTCCGCCACCAACGCGGTGCTTGTGCCGTTTCGCGCGGCATCGCTTGCAAGCGGTGATCGCGCCACGCTGGCGGTTATCGCCGCGCTTTCTTTGACCGTTCCGGCGGGCTCTACGCTTGGGGCAACGAGCGGCGTGCCGATTGATTTGTTTATATACGCCATCAACAACTTAGGAACTGTTGAGTTGGCAATTTCGGCAGCGAACATTGGTGATGAGGCGTTGGTTACTACATCGGCGCTTGCGGCTGCTAATAGTGCGTTTGTTGTGTATTCAACCGTTGCGCGAACTGGTGTGCCTTGCATCAAACTTGGTCGCATTCGGCAGACGCAAACTACAGCGGGGACATGGGTAACAGCGCCGACCGAAATACGCGGTGGAAATGATAAAGATTTGTTGGCGGGCGAAGAGCTTTTGTATGATACTGGCGATGTGGTCGGCGCATCTAGTATTGATATTACCAATGTCATCACTCCGCGCTATGCGGATTATAGATTTTTAGCGGTGAATTTGGCTCCAGCGACTAGTGGCGCGGAGCTTTTTATGCGGTTTTCGACCGATAACGGCGCGACATTTTTAACAGGTGGTACGGAATACGCATATGGAGCGTTTGGATATGATCAAAACGCAATATCAG